GTGGGTGGATAGGGGCAGGATTTTCTTGGGGGGCGTAGGGGGGCTGAAAAAAAAGTTGAATTATTTTCGTGTACCCCTTGTAATTCCACGGGGGGGGCATGCTACAATTCTGGTATGGAAGCAAGGGGCTTCCGCGAAGGGAAAGAAATCATGACCACAACAATCGCCACCGACTTAGTGGGACAGGTTCGTTGCTCCGGCGCACATCACAGCGATTCCGCCAAGATTACTCGTTGCGAATCTTGCGGTCGCGAGATCGTAAAAGTCAGGAAAGGAAAGATAAACGCAAAGGTTTCCGGATCTGGATATGCCTTCACATGCTGGTCAGATCTTCACATTTGCTCAAACGAAGATGTAGAGGGCTGGACTTCAGAAAAAAATTACCGAATCGCGCAAGGCCAGATCGTTGCGGGTCAGATCGTTACGGTTGTTAAGGGGCGCAAGGTTCCTATCGGAACTACTGGTGAGATCCGCTGGATAGGCGAAGATTCCTACGGGAACATGAAGGTCGGGATCCGGGTGAACGAGGAAATGGTTTTTACTGCACTCAAGAACGTGGAGGTAGCGGCATGAAATCACCTCACGGATTCATCAAGACTGCTGGACGCGGCTCCGCCTACTGCACCAAGGGTGGACGATTCTGGATTATTAAAGTGCAATCGAAATGGCACTTAGTTCAAATGGGAAACAAGTCCGAAGGAGTAGAGCAATGCACGATCGGCAAGTTCAACACTCTGGCCGAAGCGGGAGCCTTCTACCGGGAGAACGAAGCGGTCGGGAACAACTGACCTCAAGCAAGCAAGCGAAGCCCTCCACCAAACGGTGGGGGGTTTTCGTTCGTGTAGAATGAAACTAGCAACGTGTCCGTGTGACCCCGCTCCTGCTCGTAGCCCTAGTGGTTCTTGGAGACGCGGGGTTGCCGTGTCTAAAAGGAGTGGGATGGCGAACTACAAAGTTCTCACCGGAATTGATTATGCAGGGAAACGCGCCGAACCCGGCGACGTTATTTCTGATCTGCCGAACCGCAGTGTCGCGTGGCTTCTGGATCAGGGAATCATAGAAAAAAACGAAAACGAAAAGCCACCTATCAAGAGTGAGCCGAAGTCTCCTAAATTAGGAGATGATAAATAATGCCTACCTTCCGTCACGGTAAAACAACCGCTGTTCTTTTGAACGGCACAAACATGAGTCCGTTTCTTAACGAGGCCACGACCACGACTGAAATTGAAACCGCCGAAACAACTACTTTCGGTGACCAAGACAAAACGTACATTGTGGGTTTGTCTGATGGAACAATCTCAACTTCTGGGCTATTCGATTCTACGGCTGGAGCATCTAACGATGTCCTGACCGGGCTGATCGCAACTGAGGACAACACGTTCACGGTTATGCCGTCAGGTGTTGCCGCGGGTAACCCCGCTGTTATTGCTAATGGGCAAATGACTTCTTACGAAGTTTCTAGTCCTGTTGGTGATGTCATTTCGATTTCCGCTGAGGTGCAAGCCGATGGCGGATTGCTTCATGGCGTTGCCCTGACTGGACTCGTTAATACGGGTTCGGCTAGTGCCACGACCACGGGGATAAACAATGGTTCATCCACGACTAACGGCGGATTATTTAATCTGCATGTGACCGCTAACAGTCGGGATGGGGCAGCAACAGTAAAGGTTCAGCATTCAAGTGATGATATTACTTACGCTGATCTAGTTACATTCACATCCGTCTCCGCATCCGTTACGGTTGGGGAGTCGATTACAAGCACCGGCACGGTAAACGAATACCTTAGAACACTTTCCACCCTCGCCGGTTCTTCCGGCTCAGTCACCTACAACATATCAGCGGCAAGGAGATAAGTAATGCCTACTTTCAAGCATGGTAAAAACGCACAATTCGAGTTGGAAGGAACTAACCTTTCAACAACCCTGAACGAAATCAGTCTGCCTCGTGAAATCGAGACTGCGGAAACAACCGCGTTCGGAACTCAGGACAAGACATACATCGTTGGCTTGTCTGACGCTACCGTTTCGCTTTCAGGAATGTTTGACGCAACAACGAACACGGCAATCAGCACGGTTATTTCTAACCTGAAGTCCGGATCTATTGCTTCAGCATCTTTCACTTATGGCCCAAGTGGTTCCGTTGCTTCCTCACCGAAGTTCACGGGCGAGGCTCTGGTCACTTCATACGAGATCTCAAGCCCTGTCGGTGACGTAATCACTTACAGTCTTGAATTGCAATGCACTGGTGCTGTTACAGGAACCACTTACTAAATCTAATTGAATAAAAATATCCACGTTCCCTTGTGGGCTAACTAAAGGAGTAGAGAATGAATCTCAGAGACAAGATTATTGCGGCGCAAGATATTCCATCGGAAACTGTCGAGATCCCCGAATGGGGTGTTGAATTGCTCGTTAAGGGCATGACTGCTGGTGATCGTTTACTGCTCATGCAGAACGCTTACGATCAGGTTACTCAACAGGTGAACATGGCTATTGTTTATCCTGATGTCGTTGTGGCGTGTGCTTATGATCCGGAGACTGGTGAAAGTATTTTCTCCGATTCGGATAAGCCTGAATTGATGAAGAAGGCTAGCGCTGCTATTGAACGTCTTGCTGGTGTTGGTTTGCGTCTCTCTGGCATTGGTCAGGTTGAACAGGACGCGGCGGGAAAAGATTCCTCCAGCACCCTGAGCGAAGATTCCTCTTCGAGTTAGCAGAAAAGTTAAGTCGGACGGTGGGTGAACTGCTTCACGGTAGTTCATCCCACCGGCCGCTTACTTCCGTTGAAATGACGGAGTGGATTGCTCTATGGCATCTCAGGGCGTGGGAGCAGGATCAGGCGAATAAGAAAGCGAACCGTGGACGGAGGTGACAAATGGCTACTACCGTTGTAACCGCTAAGTTCGTTGCTGATACTTCTAGTCTTTCTTCGAAACTGACTGGTGTACAGGGTCAGTTGCAGAAAACTGGCACTCGTATGCAGGCGACGGGTGCTGCCGCTGCCACGATGGGTCGTCAGATGACGATGGCGGCTTTGCCGATTGTCGCGTTTGGGGCTTTGGCTGCTAAGGCTTTCGTCAGTTTCGATGACAAGATGACTCAATCCCTCGCAATTATGACGGGGGTTACTTCGTCTATGCGTACGGAGATGGAGAAAACTGCTCGCACGGTTTCTACTACTTTTGGTATTGCTGCGGATAAAGCCGCTGAGTCTTATTTCTTCCTCGCGTCTGCTGGCTTAGATGCTGAACAGGCGATGGCTGCGTTGCCACAGGTTGCGGCGTTTGCTAAGGCTGGCATGTTTGATATGGCTACTGCCACGGATCTTGCTACGGATGCTCAGTCTTCTTTGGGGCTGACCGTGAAGGATGCAACGGCGAACCTTGAGAATCTTACGCGGGTAACGGATGTTTTGGTTAAGGCGAACACTCTTGCTAACGCTACGGTAGAGCAGTTTTCTACGGCGTTGACTACGAAGGCTGGAGCGTCTTTGAAGGCTGTGAACAAAGACGTTGAGGAGGGTGTCGCTGTTCTTGCTGCTCTTGCGGATCAGGGTATTAAATCTCAACTTGCTGGTAATCAGTTAGCGATTGTTATGCGTGATCTTCAAACGAAAGCGATTGAGAATAAGGATGCTTTCGCTGAATATGGTTTAACTGTTTTTGATGCTAGTGGCAATATGAAAAACATGGCTGACATTATCGCGAATCTGGAGCAGATAACTGCGGGGATGAGTGACGAGCAGAAACGTGCATCGTTGGGAATGCTTGGATTTAGTGATCGTTCTTTGTCTGCGATGACTGCTTTGTTTGGAACTTCAGACGCGATTAGACGTTATGAGCAAGAGTTACGCAACGCGGGTGGAACTACGCAGGATGTTTCTGAAAAGCAAATGCAGTCTATGTCGCAACAAATTGAGATTTTGAAGACTCGTTTCATGGATCTGGCTTTGGGTGTAGGTAGTGTTTTAGTAACACAGTTCTTGACTCCTTTGGTGAGTGTTTTAGATTCAGTGGTGACGGCTTTCTCTGCTATTCCTGATCCTGTCCGGAACGTGGCGATAAGTTTGGGGCTTGTTGTTGCTCTGACTGGCCCGATGCTGTGGATGTTTGGCGCGACCACTAAAGCGTTAGGCGGAATGATGATTGCGTTTGCTCAGGCTAACGCTAGGGTGATGGGTTTCGCTACCCGAATGCTGACAAGTTTTAAGGCTGTTGGTGGTGGCGCTAAATTGATGGCGGCATATGTTGGGGCTTCTTTGACTTCGACAAAGATAGCGTTAGAGGTTGCTGGAATTGCGGCTCAAAAGTTCAAGGTGGCTGTTGTTTTTGCTGTTCGTGCTGTTGGTAATGCTTTCAAGGGTTTGCTGGCTTCCCTTGGCCCGATTGGTATTGCTCTTATCGCTGCGGGTGCTGCGTTTGAGATTTTCTCTGGGAAGTCTGCTGCGGCTGATCAACTGGTGACTAGGTTGAAGGATTCTGTTGATGAATTAACGGGTGCGTTTGGTGAGGCTACTGCTGCCGCGATTTCTTCACAATTCCGTACCGATATTTCTTCTGAGGATATTACGGCTCTCCGTGATATGGGCGTTTCTATTTCGGATATGACGCAGGCTGCTATGGCTGGTGGGGATGCTGCGGACGCATATGCTACAAAACTTCAAGAACTAATTGATCAGCAAAGTGTGGGGGATTTCTTTTCTGGTCAGCGTGATCTTCTTATTACTGCTCAGCGTAACTTTCAAGGTATGGCGGAGGCTTCGGCTAATGCGACTCTTGGGCTGGAGGCGGATGCGGCTGCACGGGCTGACGCTATGGCGATTGAAGGAAGAAAGGCTTGGGCTGAGATTGACAAGCAGATCGCTAATTCTCGCGCTCAGGCGATTACCCGCGCTCAGGATTTAGCGAATATGACCGCATCTGAGAAACGGGCGATGGATGCTCGCATTCGGGCTGCGGATGCGGCTATCGCTAAAGATTCGGCGATGACTGCGGTTACTGAGGCAGCGAAAACGGCTGTCACGGCACTAGAGACAGCGATGAATAAGTTGTCTGGGGTGATTGGTAACCAGAACTCTAGAAACGCGGCTATTCGTTCTACACGGGAACTCTCGAAGACTCTTGACGAGAACGGCAAGAAGATCACGGGCACAAGTGAAGCGGCTATGAAGAATCAGGACGCTATCGCGGCTTCGGCTTCTTCGTGGATTGCTTACGCGGAAGCGACTAATGATCCGATTAAACAACAGAAACGTCTCGCTGATGGTGAGGCTGAGATCCGTGCTGCGATTGAGAAGAGTGGTGGGGATCCTGACAAGTCCCCTATCGTTAAACAGTTCAAGAAGCAGTTGGAGAAGTCTCAAGAAACCGTGGATGAGTTCAAGAAACGTGCTACGGAGGCTAAGGCTCAGGGCATTAAAACTGGTGAGAACTTTATGCAAGGAATCTTGGAGGGGCTACGGGCTGGTGCTGCTGAGGTTGAGGCGGAATCAGTTGGTATTGGTGAGTCCATGTATGACGGTGTTAATGAAGGACTTGATGCTTCTTCCCCGTCAAAGAAGGGTATGCAGAACGCGAAAAACTTTATTGACGGAATTATTCTGGGTCTGAAAGCCGACAAAGTTATGGAGAAGGCTTCAGATCTTGCGAAGGGTGTCGTTGACGCTTTCGAGACTGAGATGGCTCGTGTTACTGCTCTTGTTGATTCTGCTGGTGAGGCTGGTATTGGTCTTGCGGAAATGGTTGCTAAACCTTTCGGAACTGCTTCGCAGATCATGAAAAACTTTGGCAAAGATGCTGATGTCTCTTCGGTTGTTTCTGGTGTTCGTTCTATTACTGATCTGGTGAAGCAGGCTTACGCACCATTGTTGGATCAGTCGATTGTTGGTGGCAGGGCTGCTAAGCGTAATCGTAAGGCGATGAATGCTCAGTTAGGTGCTTTGCGGATTATGGGTCAGCAGGCTGTTGATTTGCGTAAACGGTATGACGATAATGTGCAAGCGATTTCTGATTTGGAAGAAGCGTATGGTCGTAAAGTTGACGAGATCAATGGGCACTTTGACGGGTTAGAGAGCGCGGCGCAGGCAAGTCTTGAACGGATTGAAAAGTATTGGGCTGGAGTCATCCCCGGTTTAGAGGGGGCTTTAGCGGCTTCCACTGCGGCGTTCGCCCGTGAGAATGATGTGCTTAATGGGTTGATTAAGGAACGTGATTCTTTCCTTGGACGGATCGCTGACGGGTTCCGTGGCTTTGTTAATAATCTGAAGTTTGACAAGAAAAAAATTGTTAAAGAAATTGAGAAGGCTACTCCTGTTGTTGAGATGCGCCGAACCATTAAAGAGATGGCTAACGGTATCCGGATCACTGTTGAGGAACAGATTAAACCTGCGATGGAGAACCTAGCAGAATCTCTGAGTGATGAGCCGCTGTCGGGTGCAGATATTAAAGGGGCTTTGGAGGCTCGTTTAGCGGAGATCAGATCGTTTGCTTCTAACATCCGTTCTTTGACTGCCCGTGGCGTTGATTCGAGTCTTATTCAGGAGTTTATTTCTTCTGGTGTTGAAGGTGCTGGGGAAATCGTTACGGCTTTGGCGGGGGCTTCTGACGCGGAGATCGCTGGGATTAACGCTGCTCAAGCCGAACTTGCTGCACAGGTGGCAGAGTTTCAAACATACGCGACTCAGCAATGGTTTGATGCTGGGATTGCTCAGCAGCAGGCCGTTGTTGCCCCGTTAGAGGCTGCTAAGAATGCGGCTCAGGCTGCGTTGGATTTGGCTAATGTTTCACGTGAAACCGAGTTGACTAATGCTCGTGCTCATTTGGAGACTTTGCGGAAGGATCGTGCGGCTGCGTTGGCTGCGGCTAAGGCTTCTCACGATAAGGAAGTGGCTTCTCTTACTGCACAGAATCTTGCGTTGGAAGTTGAGATGGATGCTCTTGCTCAACGGATTGATGACATGGTGGGCAAGATGGCGATGACGTTGCCACCGAAAGCGTTCGCGGCTGGACAGAAATCTATGCGCCAACTTCGTGCTGGTTTTGTTGAAAGATTCCCTGCTGTTAAGGGGAAGTTGAATAACATGATGGATAATCTTGCCGCTTCAATGAACAGGCAAGCAACGGTCGTGGTGACTACTGTTCAACGGACTATCTTTGATAATAGTGCTGGGCCAGATGGTAAAAGGGCGCTTGGTGGCCCCGTGTTGTCTGGTAAAACTTATCTCGTTGGTGAGCGTGGCCCGGAACTCCTCACGATGGGTGCGTTCTCTGGGAACATTATTCCGAATGACAGGATCGGGAATGTCCCGAATATGGCTGCCCGGGCTAGTGGTGGTGGTGGCACTACTATTGTGAACATTAACGTTCAGACAGGGATTGCTACTGATCCGGCTGAGACTGGGCGGCAAGTCGTGGAGGCGATTAGGAAGTATGAGCGGCGCAGCGGCCAAGTCTTTGTGAGCGCGTAATGCAACCTACCGTTAAGATCGCGTTTGATCTTTCCCTTGCCGGTGGAGGTGATTTCTTTACCCTTGATGATCCGGTGAAGGGGCAACTTGATTATTCTCCTTACGGCTTGGCGGAGGATGTTTCGGATGTGACTTCGGATGTCCGTTCGATGACTTTCCGTAGGGGAAGGTCGAGCGAGACTCAGAACATTGACGCGGGTAACGCTAACGTAGTTTTGGATAACCGTTTGCGGAAGTATGACCCGTTGGTTTCCGCTTCGATTTCTCCTTACGCCCCGTCTATTATTCCCCGGAAAGCGTTGTATATAGAGTTGCTGGGGCAGAGGATTTTTTCTGGGCAGATTGAGGATTGGGATCTTCAATACAACCCGGATGGGGATTCCGTGACGATAGCGAAAACTTCTGACCCGTTTACGTTGTTGTCGCAGCAGGTTTATGCTTCCGGCGTTGGGGCTTCTGGTTTAACTGGTCAGGCGATTCTTGAGTCTGCGTCTACTGCTGGATGGTCGGTAGCCCGGTTGGATTTGGATGTTGGTACGGCGAGTATTGGTGCGAATACTATTGCTCAGGATCAGAACGTGTTGTCGTATCTGCAAACTATTTCGGGTTCGGAAACAGGTTTGTTGTTTATTGGTAAGGATGGGGCGCTTACTTTCAGGGATAGAACTTCTGCCCTGCTCCGTACTTCGACTGTTTTTTCTGATGATGGTACGGGGATCCCTTTTACGAGTATTGAGATTGAGTATGGGACTGAGTTTCTTTATACCCGTGTCGAGGTGGAGTGGACGGGTGGGAAAGTTGTTGCGGATGATCCGGATGCTTCTCTTATTTATGGGGAAACAAATCTTTCTGTGAAGACTCTTTTAGGGACTGAGCCGGACGCGGAGGATTTTGCTGCGTTCCTTGTTGAAAGGTACAGGAATCCTACGGTTCGGATTCGCGGGTTGCAGGCTGAGATGAATGCTTTAACTTTGGCTCAGCAAAACGCAATAGTGGATCTGGATATTGGTAGTGTCATGTTTGTTCGGTTTACCCCGAACCGGATCGGTGACCCGATTTTTCGTGAATTGGTTGTCGATGGGATTGAGCATTCGATTACTCCGGGTGGTCACGCGGTTAAGTTGAATCTGTTTGAACCGTTCCTGCGCCGGTTCTCTGGTTCTGTTTCTGGGTTGAGTGGCACGGCTGGGTTCGTTACCGGTGAAGAGGGTAACGTGGGAACTATTGTTGGGTTGAGTGGCACGGCTGGAAGTGTGACGGGTGCTGAAGGTAACGTGGGCACTATCATTGGGTCTAGTGATTCTTCTGGCACCGTGGTGGGTGTGAAGTCTTCTTTGTTTACTTTGGATACGAGCGAGTTGGATTCTACGGATACTCTTGGAGCATGATGAAAGGAACGGTACAATGATGGAAGTATTAACCCAAGTGTCCGGAGGTGACCCGTTATGGCTGGTTTAGGTCGTAAGACGTTTACTGCTGGTGAAGTTCTGACTGCTGCTAACGTGCAGGGCTACCTGATGGATCAAACCGTCATGGTGTTCGCTGACGCGAGCGCACGGGACACGGCTATCCCTTCTCCTAGTGCAGGGATGTACGCGCACTTAAATGATTCGGATACTTTGTTTCAATATAACGGGTCGGCTTCCGCATGGACTCCGTTTACCGCCGGTGGCGGGGCTGGTTTACAAGACGTTTTCTTTCTGATGGGAGCATGACATGGCAACAGCATACAAATACGCACAGGTTCAAGGAACAGCATCAACGGGTACTTACGCAACCTTGTACACAACACCCGCTGCTACTGAGGCAGTAATCTCTTCCCTCGTTATCACTAACCAATCATCCTCTGCTATCACGGTGCGGATTGGTTTGGATGCGACTGCTGGTACTCCGGGTGCGAGCGAGTGGCTTGTTTATGATGCTGCTATTGCGGGGAATGACACGGTGGCTTTGACGTTGGGTATTACTATGGATGCGGAGAAGTTTGTGCGCGTGTCTTCGTCTGCTGATACTTGTAATTTTAGTGCGTTTCTGTCGGAGATTTCCTAATGGCGATTAATTCGTTTGCTCGTTCTGGGTTGAGCAGGGTTACGCTTCCCTCTAATGCTGACTTTTCTAATACAGCAACGGGCACCTTCACGGATTCTGGCATTAACTACAAGTACATCACTTTTAATTCGTCTGGAACTTTAACCGTTACTGCTGCTGGTGTTGCTGATGTATTTGTTTTAGCCGGTGGTGGTGGTGCTGCTGGAACTGGTGGTGGCGCTGGTGGTCTTTTACTTATGACTGTTACTTTACAAATAGCCACTTACACTATATCTGTCGGCGCTGGTGGTGCAGCCGCTCCTTCTGGAAATGCGCCTAACGGATCTAATAGTGCGATACATAAAGAATTAAATAATTCGGTGGTTAGTTTCGGAGGTGGCGGTGGAGTTATCGCATGGGAAAACGGTAAAGCAGGTGGGTGTGGCGGCGGAGCCGCAAATACTGTCGGAGGCGAAGCATTATTTAGTCAAGGCTATAGAGGCGGTCAGTCTGGTATTGGTACTTATTCAGGTGGCGGTGGTCAAGGCGGTGTCGGCGGGGCAGTAAACGGCGGGGACGGAATATCAAGCACTTTTACAGGTTCTGCTGTAAGTCGTGCCGCTGGTGGTCGTGGTGCAAGCGGATCAGCCGATGGAACTTATTGGACAGGTGCGGCAAACAGCGGTGACGGTGGACGCTTTGTTGGAACCGGTTCTTCTGGAAACTCCGGTGTTGTAATCGTGAGAGTGAAGGTTTAACTAATGACTATTTCTAAACTATCAACCGCACTAGGTGCAGGTTCCGATATTCCTACAGCGGGTAGGTTTGCTCAGATCAGTAGCGGTGGTACTCGTACTACTTACACGGATGGTGGTATCACTTACGAGGTGAGGACGTTTACTGCGTCTGGTTCGCTGGTTGTTGCTAATAGTGGTGTTGTTGATTTGCTCGTTGTTGGTGGCGGTGGTGCGGGTGGTTGTGACAGTGCTAATAACGTCAATTATACGGGTGCTGGTGGGGGCGCGGGTGGTG